AGCTTTTGCATCTGTTGTCTCTGCTCTGTTCTGTCTCTGCTAGCATCCACACACTTTTCCTGTGTCAGAGTTTTTTAGATTTTTTCCTAGATTCAGGCTTGCTCCCTCAGCTTCATAGGGGGTATGCACCTTTTTCTCAGAGCCCCGGGGGTTTTTGCTATATGCCCCATCTCACACTCTTATATAGTACAACTTAATTATCTTAAAAAAATTTGGTATGTTTAGAATTATGTATATATTTGTTGAGCTAATAACTTTCATTTTAGGATTAATACTAAGAGCCCCGGAACTACAGTCTGGGGTTTTTTTATTATATTATATATTATATATATTTGTATTATGAAAAAGTATGACATGGGTAAGTATGTGCTCCTTGCCGGAGAAGATGCTACCAAGATATTTGACTACTATGATGTAGATGAGATGCACGGGTTGAACCGTAAAGATGCTCAGGCAGAAGAAGTAGATAAGACTGTAGGCAACGGGGTGTATATGTATGGGTGGACTAACTATGACCCTAATGATAAGAAGCTTACAACAAAAGCTCCACACAAACCATTCTTGTTTATTAACCTAGGTACATTTAAGAAGTACTCTATTACAGAGAAAGCTACCGCAGTTATGCATGAGACTATGCACATGAGTATCTTACTTAATAACTGGAACATCAAGGATAAAGAAGAAGAGGTTATTGGTTTTGCTGAAGAACAAGCTAACAAGATTATTGATATACTAGGGTTTGATAAGAAGGAGCAGCCTAAGAAAGGGTTCTTCAAAAAATAACATATGGCATATATAGAACATAACTTCTTTCCTCTCAAGGTATTTGTTAGGAATGAATACATGTACCAACACCAAAAGGGTTTAGGAGAATTTACCCCGGGGGTAATAGTATCAGTTAGATGTATGCCGGGACAAGCTGCATTGTTCCAGGTACTGTTAGACAATGGTGTACTTAGAGATAAGTTACCTAGTCATGCTTTACTTACTGAACCAAAACTTCCAGATCCAGATCTACCATTTCATTATCTACAGATATGGAATTGCTTCTCATATAGATTTACTTTACTACATCTATCATATGTATATGATACTAAAGTAGAAGTGTATATGAAGGACCATAAGTTTCACCCGGGTAGTTACTATGCTACTATTAACTGGGGAGCTAATGATTTTAATACAGACCTGTCTCTAGCTGAAGATGCACTAGAGCATAAGAGTCACCATATCATATTATTAGATAATGGACAGATAGCATTGCAACCAAACAACAGAATCAAATGGTCAGAACCTAGCTTTGTTACTAAGCCTTTTCCAGAGAGACCGGATTATTTAGTTAATAAAGATTACTATAATTGTGAGGGATTTGACAAGTGGCATACAGAAGATTCTGAAAGAATGTTTTATGATAATGAATAATGTTGTATATTTGTACAGTTCATAACATAACTTTTAATTGATTTAGCTGAAAGCCCTGGAAATTTTTTTCTGGGGTTTTTAGTTTAAATTAAAATAGTTTATATATTTGTGTCACCAACAAACCATGAGAGCAATAACTCCTAATTATTTATTTGACTATGACTGCCCAGCAAAAGCTGTTGTGGGAAAAGCTAACTAAAGAAGTTAGAGATGCCGGCATGGACAATCTCCGTGCCCGGGAGCTCTATGATGAACTAAGTAAATTATTAAATATGTCAGATAAAACATTGATATCTATTACAGAAAAAGAATCAGGACTAGAAGTTAGGATTCATGAAGAAGCATATGGTAATCTAGCTCTTATAGGTTTATTAGAAAAGATCAAGTTGAATATTTTAGATTCTCTTCCTGATGATAAAGAACTAGAAGAATCTAAAGCAACAACCAAGCAGAAATATGATGCATAATTTTTAAAACCAACAATATGTCAGAAGAAACAGTTTACCCAACACCTGGTAATATACAGGCTAATGAAACTAAGATAACTCCATTTGGATATAAAATCTTAGGTATCAAAGAAGATGCGGAAGATACATCAGATGTTTATAAAGTAAAAGTATTAGCAGCAGAGATTGCTGAGATTATGAAGAAGAACTATGAAGCAGAAAGGGTACCCTTAAAGAGTCTCCTGTTTGATCACGCAGTAGGAGAAATTCTTAATGCATCTATGTCAGTAGTAAAAGTATTAACATTTAAAAATGAGGAATGAGTAATTTTAAAAAACTAAGAGGCCGAGCTATATTGCTTAATGTGCCACAGAGAAAGAAGTCAGTTATTGAACTGTCTGCAAAAGATGAAGAAGCTATGATGCAAGAAGCAGCTAAACTTTGGAGCAAACTTGCTGTATATGCTATAGGAGATAAAGTAGAAGAAGTAGCTGTAGGTGATGAAGTGTATGTAAGAACAGGATCTCTAAACATGGAGACTGTTGAGAGAATAGAAATTGATGGTGAGATTAAACTTCTCCTTACTGAAGGTGATGTTGTTATAATCTGGTAGTCATGGATAAAAAGAAAACTCCGGTATCTCCTTATCCCGGCATGGCAGATGGAGTTATTGGTAGAAATACTAGCACTGTTACTTCCACTTTTGGACCTGGAAAAGATCTTACTGATAGAATAGTAAAACTATCTCCGGGACCAAGACCTGTATACTATGGTGGACAATCTAATCCTTATGAAGTATTTCAAGTACTTGAAGCTTGGGGTCTGGATAGAGACTTCTATTTAGGCAATGTCATTAAATATGTAGTAAGAGCTGGTAAAAAGAATCCGGGAGCATACAAAGAGGATCTGGAAAAAGCTATAGTATATCTCCAAAAGAGAATAGAAAGTTTGGATAAATAAATATTCTTTCTATATTTGTCTACATGAAAGCTATTTTAGTAATATTGCTGATAGGTGTAATTGGAGTATGTTGGATAGTTGCCAATGCTTTTAATAAACCTGTACTTAATAAAATGAAAAACTATTATGAAGATGATATAGAAGGTAGACAGATTGCTAATGCTTTAATAGGTGTTATGATTCTGCTGTCTTTTCTTATCGGATATATTGTTGCTTAACAACCTGTTATCTCCTTTTGCGCTAATCTTGTTAACCTGTTAAGCAACTTAATCCTCAGTTTTTTAACTGGGGATTTTTTTATATCAAATATTTTTTGTATATTATAGTGTATATTTATAAAAACAATAATCATGGATATTTTAAATTTCATTTCTTGGATAAGAGGACGCAGACAAGTAACATCTGTTGATCCGGCTAAATCTCTATTACCAGTTGGTCTTAAGGACGGTAGAAGAGATGATGAATACTTAGCAGGTGCTATATCAGTAGAAGACTTTACAGCTCAAGTAGCTTCTGTAATTCCATCAGGTGCCCAAGGACCAATAGGCCCACAGGGTGTACCAGGACCAGTAGGTCCAGCAGGATTAAACTGGCAAGGTGCATGGTCTGCAGCAGGTACATATGTAGTTGATGATGCTGTAGGATATGGTGGAGCATCTTGGTTTTGTATTGCTAACGTAGGACCTTCAGCAACTACACCTAACTTAGATCCAACTAAATGGGCACTATTAGCATCACAAGGAGCTACAGGACCCCAAGGACCTCAAGGTATTCAAGGAATACAAGGACCATCAGGATCAGGATTGCCAGGAACAGTAATAAGTCAAACACAGTGGTGGACAGGTGCTTCATGGGCACCATCTACAGGATTAAGCCATAATGGATTGGGTAATGTTGGTATTAATAACACACCAGCATTAACTTATAAATTATTCATTAATGCTAATACAGGATTTGGTCAAACCATAAGAAATACAACAGTTAATGGAGGTATAACAAATCAATTACAAACAGCTACTGCAACTGTCAACTGGGGTTTAAATAATTCTACTCATCCCTTTCCTAATTCATTTTTTTTGGCAAGAGCAGATGCATCAGTAATGAAGTTTATGACAAGTAATGTTGATAGACTTATTATTCAAGGTAACGGTCAAGTAACAATAGGACAATCATTAGCAACAAACACTGATGCAAATTTTGTAGTTAAAAACAATGACATAGAAGTTGAAGAAATAGGTAAAGGTGTTATATTATCTTCTCCTAATGGCACAAGATATAGAATAACTGTATCAGATCTTGGTGTATTAAGTACAACTGCTGTATAATTAAAAATAAATTATCATGGATATACTTAATTTTATATCTTGGGTTAGAGGTGGTAGAAAAGTTACTACAGTAGACCCTGCAAAAACATTACTTCCTGTAGGTCTTAAAGATGGCCGCAGAGATGATGATTATCTTGCAGGAGCAATAACTGTGGAAGACTTTGCTAACTTAGTAGGAGATCCTTCTGTAACTTTTGTTGAAGGTTCCCTTGAACCAGCTGTTCAAGCTACTATGACTGCAATAGGAGGAACTATTACAACATCTAATAGTGGTGCATATAAAAAATATAGAATACAAGGAAAAGCAAGAGTTACTGGTTCTGCAACTTATGCATTATTAATTGGTGTGGTATCTGGTTCTGATGAGCTATTAAGAGTTAGAGAAGACTCTGTTATTCTTGCTGATGATACAAATGTATATGATACTGTTGCTTCTGCCATGGCAAGAACTGTTTTAGTAGCAGATACTAGTGGTAATTTAATTTCAACAACATCTACTTTTATAGCAGATGATAATACAATTAGTGCCCCAGAAGATCATTGGTTTACATTAGTAATGACAGCAGGTGCAACTTTTGATGCAACAGTAATAATTGATTTTACAATAGCTGTACCTATATCATTAACAGTAGAATTTTTTAATTAAAATATATATTATGAAAAATAATAGTTTAACAGCATATCTAGAAAAAAAATATGGTAGAGATTCTGGAAAAATTATAAGTAATTATAATAGTCAGAAACAAAAATATGTTCAACAAGGTAAAAAATAAATCATGGATATTTTAAATTGGCTGTATACTAAAGCAGCAGGTCTAGTAAAGACCAAAGCAAATGATCCTAACACAGATCTAATAGCATTAGGTGCTAATGTAGGATTTAACAGAAGAGATGATCAGTATCAGACTTATGGAATGACTCTTAAAAACTGTGTGCAATCAGGTTGCACGGGTAACACTAAGCAT